GGCGGTTGGGGGCAAGATAGAGTTTGGTTACAAGCTTTATCTCAGTACTTTCCTAACTTTGACTGCACTGGTAAGTATACAGTAAACTATAGAGTGGATGGAAATCCAGGTTCTGTTAACGCAGAATTTTTCCATAATGGTAATAATATAATGAAACAAAAATATAATGGAGTTTTCCCATGGCGAAAAATTTAATCATCGGTGCATTTTCAGGATACAACTACAATCAATTAAAACCTTGGGTTGAATCTATTGAAATGTGTGGTTTCAAAGGTGATAAAGTAATGATTGTTGGTGATGCAGACGATGATACTTGTATGGAACTTATACATCATGGTTTTGAATTACACGTAATGCCAAAAATCAATGCACCAATTCATGTTGCAAGATTCTGGTCAATCTATGACTTCTTGCATCACAATGTATCAAAATATGATATCGTTGTAACCACCGATGTTAAAGATGTTTATTTCCAAAGAGACCCATGTAAATGGATTACTGATAACATGGGTGACAAATCTTTAGTGGCTGGTTCAGAATCTATTCGTTACCAAGATGAACCATGGGGTAATGAAAACTTACTTCAAACTTACGGACATGATGTTTATAATAGGTTCAAAGGCAATATCATTTATAATGTAGAAACCTTTGGTGGTAAATGTGAGTATGTTAAAGATATGTGTTTCAACATATTCACTAATGCAATCAACAGGCCAATTCCTATCGTTGACCAGGCGGTCTATAATGTGTTATTGAACACACAACCATATAAAGATAGTGTATTGTTTACCAATCAGGAAGATGGATGGGCAGTACAACTTGGTACAACTGGTGACCCGTCAAAGATAAACCAATTCAGACCATTCTTAACTGAACCAGAACCTGTATTTGGTTATAATTCAAAAACAATTACCACAACAAATGGAATACCACATTGTATTGTACATCAATATGACCGTGTACCAATTTGGAAAAGTTTGGTAATGAGTAAGTTCCATCAGGAAGACCCTAATCAATATTTTACATATAGGACTACATAATGAGTAATTTAGTAATGATTCCAGTTCAAACTGAAGATGATGTTGAAAGGTTAAGACAAATTAGAAATGTTTGTAAAAACTTTATGACTAGAAATACAGATGAGATATCATATGAACAACAACAGAATTGGTATAAGAATCTGAATAAAGATGATAACAAATTATTCTTATTACATAAAACCTATTGTGGTGTTATCGCTGATAGAATTGGCTACGGATACATAAGAGTTGAAGATGGAACTGTGTTGTTAACTGGTGGTTTGATTGAGGTTGAAAGAGCAAAAGGTTATGGCCAAATACTCTTTGAATATCTGGTAAAGAATTCTGAACCATTTAACTTACCAATCAAGTTAGAAGTGTTAAAGACCAATATGAAGGCATTTGCAGTCTATAACAAGATTGGTTTCAGAGTTACCGGAGATGATGGTAAAATAATTAAGATGGAGTATTATTATGATTCAGTTATTTAAAGTTAGAATGTCAGAACAGGTACCAGAAGAAGTTAGCAAAGTACTAATGTCTGGTTTTATTGGACAAGGTCCAAAAGTTGAAGAATTTGAAGATGCATTACAAGTTGAATTAAAAACAAAAATAAGACCTGTTACATTAAATTCATGTACATCGGCTATTGATTTAGCTTTACATTTATGTGGTGTAGAACCTGGTGATGAAGTGATTGCAACACCTCAAACTTGTTTTGCTTCACAAGTTGGTATCATACATCGTCATGCCAAAATTAGATGGGCTGATATTGACCCAATTACTGGTCTTATGGATCCAGAATCTGCAAGAAAACTTGTCACAGAAAAAACCAAAGCAATCGTTGCTGTTAATTGGGCAGGTAGAATCTGTGATTTTAAAACATTAAAGTCTTTTGGTGTACCAGTTATTGAAGATGCTGCACACACATGGGATAGTTTCTTGGACGAGAAACCAGAACGTGGTGATTACATTTGTTATAGTCTACAGGCAATTAAATTCCTGACCAGTGGTGATGGTGGCCTTTTGATTTGTCCTAACGAAGAAAGAGCCAATGAAGCTAGAATTCTTAGATGGTTTGGTTTAGATAGAACAAAATCCGAATCATTCAGATGTACACAGAACATCACCAAGGCAGGTTACAAATATCACATGAATGATATTAATGCTACGATTGGTTTGAATAACATTCCAGAAGCAAGACAATCTGTATTAAAACAAAGAGAGAACGCAGCTTTCTTAATTAAGAATGTTAATAATCCTAATTTGATTATGCCAACATATGATGAATCTTGTTCATTCTGGTTATTTAGTATGCATGTCTTAAACGGAAGAAAAGCAGAATTCACAAAATACCTAGAAACGAATGGTGTTGTTACCAGTCCAGTACATTTCAGAAATGATATGTATGATTCTACAAGACAGTTTGAGGAACGTTATCTGTCTGGTGTTACAAATTTTGATGCGACACAGACTTGTGTTCCTATTGGGTGGTGGTTAAGTGAATCTGACTTAAATCACGTTGTTGAAACTTTGAATAATTTTAAATAATGGCTTCTTTATCATTTTACATTCCTGGATTCTATGAAGATGCTTCTAAAGAAGTAATTAAAAGTATCCGCAAATTCTACCCAGACAATACAATTGTTGTTTCTTCCGATTCTGGTCCAAATTACTACGATGTGGCAAAAGAGTATAAATGTGATTTTCAATATTATGATTACCACATGGGTTATTCGGTCAAACCTTATGGACTAACAAAAGAAAAAGCATTTCATTTCCTTAAAAGATTTTATATTGCTTGCCTTTTATCTAAAGAAACACATATAATGTGTGCTGAGGATGATGTTTGTTTAATTAACAAAGTTCATGTTGAAGATGATTGGGAAATCTATGCACATGATACGACAAATTATGTTCCTGAGTTTGTACTAGATTTGTGTAAACAAGTTTCTGGTGTATACCCATCAAGACCATATTATGGTGCAGGTGGTGGAACAATCTTTAAGGTGTCCACATTCTTAGAAAATTATCACAAGATTATTCATATCTTTGACCAAGTATATGAACAGATACAACAACATTATCCGACATTTGGATACTATGATTGTTTCTTAACTATTTTCTATTTTATGTGTGGTAAGAAATACACTGTTAATCCTGGCATTTTTGAAATTAAGCCATTCAACAAAAATTTCGATGTGTCAACTGTGGATAAAGAAAAATATCCTATAGTTCACCTTTACAAAAATTATTATCCGAAAGATTATGGAGGCTTCTTATGGTAGGAACTTATATTTACATGAATAAATGTCCTGGTTATGGACTTGTTGATTTGTTAAAAGACAAAGTTAACGTTGTTGGATTAGAGATTGGATGTGATGAGGCGGTGACCACTGAGTATTTGCTTAGAAGTCTTCCTAGTCTGACACTACATTCAATTGACCCATATACAGAATACAGAGATTGGAATGGTACGATTGTTCGCAGTCGTGAGGATGTTTATCAACTGGCAATGAACAAAATGAAACCTTTTGGTAATCGTTTTGTTATGCACAAAGAAGATTCAGCCACTTATTATGACCAATTTGAAGATGAATCTTTTGACTTTATCTTTGTTGATGGTATTCACACATATGATGGAGTAATGTCTGATTGTATGAAGTATTATTCAAAAGTAAAACCTGGTGGTATATTCTCAGGTCACGATTTCAATATGATACCTGATGTTAATAGAGCTGTTACAGAATTTGCTGCTTCTTGTGGTAAAGAAATATTACAAACTGAAGTTGATGTTTGGTACTGGTACAAATGAAGAAATACATATATTATCACATATATCTGACAGATGAAACAGGCTGTTGGTATAATTTATTTTTAGACCAACTATATGATGTAATTAATTCTGGTCTATATGATAACATTGAAAAAATGTATGTTGTTTGTATCGGTAAACGTGGTGAAGTAGAGTTGTTTACCGGCATCTGTAATGTTTATCCTAAAATTGAAGTTGTGAAAAAACTTTATTTGGATGATAATACAATAGAAGATTTGTCATTGAAATTTACATCAGGTATTGATTATAAAAAGAATAATCATTTTGATGAAACACAAACGATGATGCTTTTACAGGATCATGCTCACAGAGAAGATGCACAGTTCTTGTATTTCCATTCAAAAGGAATTACAGCTGCATGGAGAATGAGAGAAGAACGACACTCTATTGCTTTCATTAACTACTATTTGTGGAGAAAGTTCCTACAGTGGGGTTGTATTGAAAAGTGGAGAGTGTGTACCGAGAAATTAGAAACACATTCTTGTGCGGGTGTTAACTTTGGAACATGGCCTGTGCCACACTATTCAGGAACATTCTGGTGGTCAAAATCTGAATATATCAGAACACTGCCTGATATTAATGAACATGACTGGTGGACGGAGATGAGAGAGACTACACCACTAAACACATTTGATTCTAACAGGAATAAACCAGAAATGTGGATTGGTGCAAAATACAATGATGATTTCTACAATATCATTAGTTGTGCAGGTATGCCACCTGAAGCAACTCCTGTACAATATCATTGGCCAAGATTTAGATATGAGAACGCCGCATGAAAAATATATTCATAGTAACATCCTGTATTCAACCTAATATTGGTGTTGTTAATTTTGAAGATAGGTATATACAAACATTAGAAACTTTTGATAGTGTTCGTAAAAGAACCAAAGATTCTTTGATTGTCTTTATAGATAGTTCGGTTCATCCTTTAGAACAATCAAAACTGGATGTTATTAAATCTAAAGTTGATGTGTTTTTGGATATGACTACAAATACATCAGCACAAGAAATCAATCGTCATAATTTGAAAAGTCTTGGTGAAAACTTCCTACTCTTAAATGCTATAATGTATTTAAAAGAGAATTTTGATTTTAACAATATGGAAGGCCGGATGTTTAAATTGGGTGGTAGAGTCAGTTTATTGGATGATTTTGACCTAAAAGATTATGACAATACTTTTGGTAAATATGTGTTCAAAAAGAGATTACCGAGTTGGATGCCACCTGACGTACAGAATTCCTATGGTTCCACACACATATTAGAAACTAGATTATACTCTTGGTGTTTCTCTTTGGTGGATGAATATATTGAGATTATACATAAGAATTTTGCCTTATTTAATAAGGGCTTAGACACGGAACATTCACATATGATTAATATTCCATCAGATAAATTGTTGGAATTTGACATGATGAACACCGGATGTGTGATGGCCTTGAATGGCCAGTATATGCACGACTAATATATATCTAAGCCAACATTTCAAAAAGTTGGCTATATGAATCAAAAAAGTGTATAAATAAGCCCACTGGCAACCAAAGTGTGTTGCATTTCTAGAGGTATAATCAATGTTAACTTTTCAAACTTTCTTAAAAGAAGAAGCTGAAGGCGGAGAACTTAAGCATATTCATCATGCTGAGGACCGTCCATTAATGCACGGCCACGCAGGTTTTGAACACGCACATGAAGCACTAATGAAGGCTCATGCTCATATGAAGGCCGGTGCAAGTAATACGAACTTGACAATGAAATATGATGGTTCTCCATCACTTGTTTTTGGTCACCATCCAAAAAATGGTAAGTTCTTTGTTGCAACTAAATCAGCTTTCAATAAAGATCCAAAAATCAATCACACAGAAAAAGATATTGACAAGAACCATGGACATGCACCTGGACTTGCAAAAACTCTAAAACACGCACTCAAACACCTACCAAAAGTGACACCAAAACATGGTGTTTATCAAGGTGATTTGATGCACCATGCAGAAACTAAAACACTACATGAAGATGTTATTCTGGAAGCAAAAGACAGTAAAGTGTCTTTCACACCAAATACAATCACATATACACCTAAAAGCAAAGAAGATGCCGCCAAGGTAAAAAAGTCTAAGGTTGGAATTGTAGTTCATCACAAATACAGTGATGATATGAAACACGCTTCACCTCACGTTGACCATGAAAACTTCAAAGAACATCCAGATGTTCATATTCATGGTGCAGAACATGACAC